GTCCTTGAGCGGCTCGGCGAACTTGATGTTGGCGTAGCCGTGATCCTCGAGGGCTCGGGCAGCCGTGTCCTTGCCGACCCTCTTGTGGCCTACGAGACCGACGTAGTCCCGGTTGGGAACTCGGGCAGGTCGAGCTGCTCCGCGATCCACTGGTGGTACGGCACCCTCTTGAGCGTGGAGGACGGCTTCGACTGCTCCTCGCGATAGGCGAGGTAGTCCTCGCTCAGTGGGTAGTCCTCCGGTCTCTTGCTGGCCGGGTTCAGGGGCGGGAGTTTGGGCATCAGGGTTTCGGCACTCTTCGTTCGGGGCAGCCCCGCAGAAGTCGCAGGACTGCCAGTTGTCAGGGCATGGCGGGAACACCGCTTGTTCGTCGTCCAGTCCCGCTTGGGTGAGGACGTCGTTGATCACGGTCGGGCTCATCGTCTGGCCTGCCTCTCCCCCTCAGCGAGGAGATAGGAGGCAGGGAGAAGGAACGCGCCAAACACGATGCAGGCAGGGACGCGCCACCAGCGTTGGCCCCTAACCTTGCTCCAACACGTTGCGGACACATAGCCGATCATCATGATCAGGCCTGCGATCAGGTAAACCGCGATAGCGGTCAGGATGGCATCCATGGGATCACCTCATTTGTCTTGGGGTTGAAATCGCGGGCCTGCAGGATGCGGGCACAGCGGGCTTGGCTGAGGGCGAAGTCTTCATCTAGACCGGCCTTCTCGTAGGCTGGCAGGACGACCTCGTTCCACGCCTTGAGGACGTCCTCGACAGGATCAGGCAGCAGGTTCTCTGCCTTCTTCGGGCCGATCCCACGGCAGCCGGGGAAGCCGTCTGTGGCGTCACCCATGAGGGTCTGCTGCAAGTGGAACTGGTTGGCCTCAGCCTCGCTGACCTCGAAGAAGCGATCCTGTCGGAAGTTGAAGTGCTTTCCGGGGATCGTCTTTAGGTCCTTGTCGATGGTGATACAGACCGTGTCACCAGCACCCGGCTTCGTCTGCAGGATGCCCATGATGTCATCGCCCTCCAGCTTCGGGCGGCGATAGCCGCGCGGGTCTTGGGAGACCATGTCGCGGAGGATCGGGACGAGAAGCGGCTTCACGCCGGACTTCCGGTTGGACTTATAGTCCCCGTAGAAGTCGAAGCGGAAGTTCTCCCGGTCTGTGACACAAAGGACGACCTCGTCAGCGCCAGCCTTCTTGGCCAGCACGTCAACGCTGTCGTTGAAGCGAGCCCATGCTTCGTCCTTGTGGGCGTGGCGGGTCCAGAGGACATCACCATCATCGCCGTACGGCCATGCGATGGATGTCTCGCAGATGCTGGCGGCCTCATAGATGATGATGTCGGCGTCGATCAGAGCTTTCATGTCGGCACCACCACGCATCTTTCAGGGGAGGCGATCCAAACCCAGTCACGCTCGAAAGAGTAACGGGTCTCGACACGAAGTTTGACCTTCTTCTCAAGGGCTTCGATCACGGTTCCGCTCTTCATCGGGCGGTATCGGTCAGTGGTCGCGTAGAACACACGATCTCCGACCTCGATTTGTCTGTCTGTTGCGTCTTTCATGCGAAGTCGTCCCAGTCATCGTGGTGGTGGACACCGACGAGGAAGACCCCGCCGATGACGACACAGAAGGCGAGGAAGGCGATCAGGTTCTCGATCATGGATTGGCCTCCTCGAAGGCACCGGCAGCAATCGGGAAGTGAGCCCGGATGTACTCCCACGCCTCACGGGCGAAGGTACGTGCTGACGGGTGAGCGTTGCGCTCAAACGGTGCCACGCAGCTGTACAGCTCGAAGAAGTCCACGAGTGTCCCACAGAGGATCAGCGCGGTGGTCTCGCCGAGGGTCAGAGGGTGCAGCGTCTCGACCGGGTTGACCCCTGCGTCGATCAGCATGTTGCGTACCTCGTGGCCCCTGTCGGCGATCTGTTCGCAGGCGTCCTCGAAGTCGAGGCTGTTGCGGTGGAACAGAGAGCCGTCTCCGTCACGGCGATGGAAGCCGTCGAAGACAGGCTCCTCAGTCTCAGCGCCTACCCACGGCATGACAGAGCCATTGAAGTGCCGCATGATGTTGATGGCGGCTGCAGCGGGAACGTGGAGCTGGAACGAGATGGTGCCCAGTCGGAACGGGGCATAGTTGCGAGCCTCAAGGGCTTCGCGGAAGAGCGTCCGGCTGCGATGCGCGGAGTTCTCCCGAGGGTTCAGGCCGAGCGCGAGCTGTGCCGCTGCCTGAGGGCTTGAGATATGGATCATGTGAGACCTTTCAGTGACCACAGGACCGAGAGGCCCTGCGGGGTGATCAGGTGTTTGTTGGAGTATTGGTTCGGCCCGATCCGCGTGGTGATCAGGTTGCGCTCTGCCGCCATAGCGACGACGGAGGCGTGTTCCCGAGCGAGGTCAGACTTCGTGGTGAAGCCTCCCTGCCACGCGTGATCGAGCAGATTGACCAATGCCTCCAGATGAGGCTGGTCGTGCATTAGTGAGTTTCTTTCCAACTGGAGCCGATTTCCGCCTCGCCTGCCAGAGGGCAGAGGAAGCCGAGCTGTTTGCCTGCCTCGTCGATGGCCCAGCAGGCCACCTCGCCGACATACTCAGCGATCTCAGGGCGGACTGTGATCTGCATCTCGTCATGTACGTGAGCAACCTGAGCGAAGTCTTCGCCCCACTTGTAGCCTTCGGCGACCAGCCGTTCGTACAAGAGGACGGGGGCCAGCTTCATGGCTACCGCACCAGCGTTCTGCAGGAGGGAGTTGAGGGCTGCGTGAGATGACCGGATGGAGACACGACGTCCGTCGATGCCCCTGATCCAGCCCTTCTCGACTGCCGCCTTCTTGATTGCCTTGATGAGACCAGCGAGGCCGGGGGTGTTCTTCAAGAATTTGTTCTTGAGAGCCCGTCCGACCCTGCGCTGTTCCTCAGCGCCAGCGTTCGGGGCAACGATGGAACCTATCTTCTGGTCCCCTGCCCCATACAGGAAGGCGTAGATGAACGTCTTGGCGTTCGACCTCGTGGGGAGACCGGCAGCCTTCTGGTTCATCGTGTGGATGTCCGTACCCTCTTCCTTGGTACCGGAGAGGACAATCTTCGCGTATCGACCGCCGTCCTTCATGAAGTGCGCGAGGCACCGCAGTTCGAGACCGGCAGCGTCGCAACCGAGAAGCACATGGCCCTCGTCAGGCAGGAACAGAGCGCGGCAGTCGGCACCGTAAGGCACCTTGCCCTTTGCGTTCTCGATGGACGGAACCTGACCGACGTTCGGGTGGGAGTGAGTGCATCGCCCAGTCACGGCTCCGAGCGTGTTCACACGACCGTGGATGCGACCGTTGCGGACCTGTTTGAGCCATGCCTGTTTGCCGTCAGCCAGCTGCCCCAGACGTTTGTCGAGCATGAAATACTCGGCGAGCGACTGAGCTGGTGGGTACGGCAGGGCAGATAGGATGTCATCGTCGATCTTGGGTTCACCGGACTGGGTGAACTCCTCCGGCTCCCAGCCGTAGAGCCTTTTGAGACGGTCGGCGATGTGCTGGCGAGAGCCGGGATTGAACACCCGCAGCTCCACCTTCTGGAACTTCACGCCCTCTTCGACGTGTTCCCAGTAACCGCGTTGCTCGACTTCGACCTTCACCTGACGAGTGACCGTGCGGCCAGTCTTGAAGGTGTGCTGATAGGTATCGCCGGTCGGCTTCTTCACAATGCGGGTGCATCCACCCCAAGGTGCCTCCACGAACTTCGTCATGGTTTTCTTCGGGGTCTGTATCTTCGTGCCAACCCACCAAGGATCGAACAGCTCATACAGCTGCCGCTCGGCTTCTGACTTTCGGATACGGATGCGGCCTTCAAGCTCGTTGGCTGCCTTCTCATCGAAACGGAAGCCGTGCTGCTCTTGAAGGAAGATGAGGTGCGCGAAACGCATCTCGATGTCGATGGCTGTGGCCCACTCTGACAGCTCGAACTTCTCAGTCAGCATGTCGTAGAGCTTCTTGTTCACCTGTACGTCCTTGATGCAGTAGTCGTGCATCTCTTTCGTCCAGCGGGACCAGTCGGCATCCTCGTGGAAGTCGCCCTTCTGGAAGCCGAGGCGGAAGCCCCACGCTTTCAGGCCGTGCAGGCCGATCAGGTTGCCCGGTAGGCGAGGCTCGTTGCCACGCTTGATGGCAGCCTCTCGTGCCCGGAAGTCCTTGTCCTTGATGTCGGCAAACAGAAGCCGCGTCAGGACGAGGGTATCGGTGACCTTGCCCTTGGCCCACCAGCCGGGGTGAACCTTGCGGATGGCCGGGAGGTCGAACCCGAGGATGTTGTGGCCGATGATCTCGTCGGCATCTCGGAGCATGTCGAGACCCAGCTGGATCGGGACGTAACCCTTCTGGTCGGCGAAGTCGTGGACAGCGCCCGTGTCAGCGTCGATCAGGACGAGACAGTGGATGCGGTCCAGCTCATCGAGCAGGCCGTTGGTTTCAATGTCAAAGAGGAACCTAGCCATCAAGCGCCTCCAGCATCTTGAAGATGATCTGAGAGGGCTCGGTCAGACTGACCTCATACTGCCGGAGCGGCGGGTTCCGCCGAAGGTCGCGGCCAGTGTCGCGGACATGGACGTATCCACGGGCAGCCCATTCGCGGAGATCGAAGTGGTGGTTCGTGACCTCCAGCTCGACAGGCGCGGCAACCGGGGCCACGTAGGCGGTGAATGGCGGTGCCGAGTACATGGAGATCATCAGGCGGCTCGTGATGATCGAGCCGTGTCGCCCGAGGTGCCGGATCAGGACCTTGGCTTCATCAGAAACCGTATGCTGCAGCTTCATCGCTGGGTGCATCGTCGTCCCCTTTCGGAGGTGGATCGCACTCCTCCATGCGGGTGGTCCCGGCGTCGTATCGAAGCCAGAAGGTTTCACCTGCGGACTGGCCGGTGAGCCTGTCCTTGAGGATGCGGAAGGTTGAGGTGGATCGGACGCGTAGATCGTCCGCCTGAGTGTCGCGCTCGATGCCCCACATGAAGTCGGCGTAGCGCATCACGGCACGAGAGCCGGTGAATTGCTTTGCCTCGACACGACCGCCCTCTTCGTGAGGTTTGCCGTCAGGTGTCGATAGGTGGGACAAGGTGTGGAACACGATGCCGAGGCCGGTGGCCAGAGACTTCATGTCCTTGAGAAGGCCGTCGAGGAACCGGCGTTCATCATCGGCGTTGGCGGCGAGGACCGTGAGGTTGTCCACGTAGACTTCTGTCACGCCGCAGGCCTTCACGAGCCACCGGATGTGGCGCTCGATCTCGACCCAGTCGGAGGAACCGGAGTGGTCGTAGACGAAGAGGCTGTCCTCGTAGGGCTCGATGACCCCACGCAGCTCTTCCTCAGTGTACTCACAGTCCGGCTTGAAGAACGGCTTCTGGGCCAACTTCGCGG